TTGAGCACCATGTTGACCGCAAGGTGACGGGGGCACGCGTCGGTTCTCAAACCGACGGGTACGCCTACCGATTTCCGAAAGAAGTGCATACAAGCACAGAGTCGCATTACATGCGACGTCGGAAAGCGACACCATATGGGTTTGGACTAGATGTAGGCGGCTTCAATAACCGCCAATGGTCCATCCTCGCCGCACTTGGTATCCAGCAAAACCTTCGTTGAGTTAAATGCCAACGAAGGGCTGGGTTTTAAGTGTTCGAGGAGGGAACTAGACCATATATATGGATAGTTCCCCATCAATAAACTGTCGTGACAAATCGTCACGCCAGCCACTGAAAGAGTAACTATGGCCCTACCCGATCCCATTCCCACCATTACGGTGGCTGCTGTGCCATACGATTTCGTTCGTACGCAGTTTGGAGGCACCTCAACGGTGTACCAGACTGCTAACGGACTCGATCGTCTGACCATCAGCCACCAGCTGAAGAACCGCTACAGGCACAGCATTCGGTTTGATCGTCGCAAGATTGCGGCGACACCGTTTGATGCGGCCCTGAACCAAGAGTATGCATGGTCGGCTTATACCGTCCTGGATACTCCGAAGAACGGGGTTACTGCAGCGGAAGCGCAGGCTCTTAACCAGCTGCTCGCGGCATTTTGTGTCGCGGGTACACCTGATTATGACTTGCGTATTCTTCAAGGTGAGCTCTGAAGAAGGAACCCGTCGAGTCTACCGAAACTTCTACAGCCCGTGTCGTTGCGCGCTTTGTCGCGTGCGTCATAGTCTTATCGACTATTTTGCACGAAGCATCGCTCGCCACGAACGTGGGCTGTATTCCGTTTCCTTAGAGTCTTCTCGTACTTCACAGTACGGGGAGGTATCAATAGAGCAGCTTCTGTCTGAAGAAATTCAGATGGTCGCTCCTCATTTGATCGCATCAGATGAATGGACACGTGGAGAGGAGATGTACGCTTACAAGCGTTCATATCCACCTCTTCGAGTCGTATCGACTGAAGCCGACGGTAATTCCTAATCCACCTTCAGAGAATCGTGGATTTCGGTAACAGGGGCTACAGGATGAGCACCCATTAATCCTAACGTATATACGAAAGGAGGGGTCATCATGAAAAGCCTGATGTTACTTTGGCAGAAGACTGCGGCTGACGCCGCGGTCCAGTGCCGCACAAGCGCCCTTCTCGACTCCAAAAGAGTCGAGAAGCGTTTTGAACACGAAGGTGTTAGTCTATTGACTCTCACCCTCCCTGCCATCGGTAAAGCGTTCGAAAGTTCGCTAACCGAAGGTAAGGTGACTGACGACCTTCTATCCCTCTCGGGATCGAAGGCAGGATTTCCCGTATTTTTACAGGATTTCCACAGGCTCGTGTTCGAACGTGTTGGCGGCCGTCTGCTCGACAATCCATCGATTGACGCAATCCAAGCCATTCGTCAGTTAACACTGATGTTTGGTAAGGTGCTCCTGCCTTGTAGTAATACGAGGCAGGAGCGTGCGTTTCTCGCGTTTGTCGAGTGTGAACAAGAATTGCACGATGCTAAGTTTGCTCTTGGTTCCGCTACCTTGCGGGATTTCGAGCGAGTTAGCTCCATGTTATTCGGGGACGTGTTCACCGCTATGGACCGTGAGGTCCATGACGGTAACGTCATTCCGAAGCATGGTCCAGGGGCTACTGCCGATAAACTTAAGGGAAACCTTAAATATCGACAAGCTGAGTGGACCGACAGATTAGAAGCCATTTTTCCAGCAATGGAAAACTTGGTTCCTAGTCCGCGGTACTTCCGCTCACTGGACGAGGTGCAATACTTGGATCCCGGATCTGAACGTCCTGTAAAGGTCGTTGCAGTTCCTAAGACGTTGAAGACTCCACGAATTATTGCAATTGAGCCTACTTGTATGCAATATATGCAACAAGGGCTTATGCATCTATTCGTGAATCATCTTGAATCAGAATCAGTCTCAGGTAATTCGAGACCAAACCTGATTCAATCGATGGTCGGATTCACAGACCAATCTCCTAACCAAGAGATGGCTTGTGAGGGTTCTCTTTATGGGAACCTTGCTACGCTAGATCTTAGCGAAGCCTCCGATCGTGTCTCCAATCTGCTTGTACATCGAATGTTGTTGAACTATGGCTACCTCTTAGAGGCAGTCTTAGCAACACGTTCGACGAATGCAGACGTACCTGGTTTTGGGGTTATACCCCTTGCCAAGTTCGCGAGTATGGGATCAGCTTTGACATTCCCCATAGAAGAGTGCATATTTCTTACTGCAGTCTTCCTTGGTATAGAGTCAAAGCTCGGACGGCGTCTTACTCGAAACGACGTTAAGAAGTTTCGAGGTAAGGTGCGTGTCTACGGGGATGATATCATTATCCCGGTAGAAACTGTGCCGTACGTGATCGAGACTTTGGAGCTTTTAGGCTTCAAAGTGAATCGACACAAGTCTTTCTGGACTGGGAAGTTCAGAGAGTCCTGTGGGAAGGAATACTTTGATGGACACGATGTATCTATATTTCGTGTCCGTCGAACATTTCCATCCTCACGCGCTGATGTTCCAGAGCTTATATCATTGTCATCAACCAGAAACCTTGCTTACAAGCACGGTTACTGGGGAACGGCAAGATACTTAGATCACATTTTGGAAGGGTTGATACCCTACCCGAATGTTCTCGAAAGTAGCTCTGTACTAGGCAGACAAAGCGTCCTCGGATATTCCGAGGAATTCTTTGATCCAGAATTGCAGATCCCTCTGGTTAAGGGAGCTGTGCCCTGGAGTCTGATTCCAGCCTCACAGCTGGATGACGAATTTGCCTTACTCAAGTGTCTTCTGAAGCAGGGGAGTGATCCCTTCGCTGATGAGCGACATTTGGAACGTCAAGGACGTCCTGATCGCGTCAGCATGAAGATCAGACGGGCCTGCCCATACTAACGTATGAGTGGCAGGGTTGTAGGTTTTAATACACCTACTATGTGA